GGTTTACGATAAAGTCCATGAGTGGTTTACCTCTGGACCTAGGCAACGACTTCAGCCTGGCGGCGCCATTGTGATCGTGATGACTCGCTGGGGAAAACGTGACTTAACGGGAAGAGTCCTTCAGTCTATGATCGAGAGAGACGGAGACGAGTGGGAAGTTATCAGTCTTCCAGCGATTATGCCCAGTGGTTTATCGCTATGGCCTGAGTTCTGGGCTTTGCCTGAATTAGAAAAATTAAAAAACGAACTACCAATTTCGAAGTGGTCAGCCCAGTATCAACAAGACCCCAGTGCGGAAGAAGGCGCCATCGTAAAACGGGAATGGTGGAAAGTCTGGGAGCAAGAAAGACCCCCTCAGTGTGCCTTTATTATCCAATCTTGGGATACCGCCTTTACTAAAAACGAGCGTTCAGACTATTCCGCATGTACGACTTGGGGTGTCTTTTATATGAATGAGAATGAAAACGACCCCCATGTGATTCTTTTAGACGCTTTAAAAGAACGCTTAGAGTTTCCTGAATTAAAGACACGAGCCCTAGAAATGTATAAGGAATGGGAGCCCGATGCGTTTATAGTAGAGGCTAAGGCTTCAGGAGCTCCGTTAGTCTTTGAGCTTAGAAGGATGGGAATTCCTGTGCAAGAATTTACACCAACCCGTGGAAACGATAAGATTACCCGTGTAAACTCTGTATCAGACTTATTTGCATCAGGGAAAATATGGGCGCCACGAAAACGTTGGGCAGAAGAAGTCATTGAAGAGATGGCTGCTTTTCCAAATTCAGACCACGATGACTTGGTGGACTCGGCAACCCAAGCATTAATTCGATTTAGAAAAGGCGGATTTATCCGATTAGAGTCAGACGAAGCGGATGAAGTTCAATACTTCAAGTCTAGAAGAGCAGCAAATTATTACTAAGGACATATTATGGCAATTGAAAAAGCACTGTACGAATTACCAAAAGGTCTTGAGGCTGCCATGGCAGAGCCCGTTGAGATTGAGATTGAAGATCCAGAATCAGTCACGATTGGTCTTGATGGCTTAGAAATTCAAATAAAACCCGAAGAAGAAAGTGCGGACGACTTTGACGATAATCTTGCTGAATATATAAGTGATGGTCAATTATCGCAAATCGCTGGGGAATTATTAAGCGACATTGAATCCGACATTGGTGCCCGTAAAGAATGGATGCAGACTTATACAGACGGCATCGAGCTTTTGGGAATGAAGATCGAAGAACGCACCGAGCCATGGGAAGGTGCTTGCGGTGTCTACCACCCCCTTCTCTCCGAAGCCTTAGTCAAGTTCCAAGCCGAGACAGTCATGGAGACCTTGCCTCCCGCTGGTCCAGTAAAGACCGTGATCGTTGGTAAAGAAACCCCTGAAAAAATGGCTGCCGCAGATCGTGTCCAAAAAGACATGAACTACCAAATTACCGAAGAGATGCCTGAGTTTCGCCCTGAACACGAGAGAATGTGCTGGGGTTTAGGACTCTCAGGAAACGCCTTTAAGAAAGTCTACTTTGATCCCTCATTAGATCGGCAGGTCTCTGTCTTTGTTCCTGCGGAAGACTTGATTGTTCCGTATGGCGCTTCAGACCTTCAAACCGCAGAGCGTGTTACTCACGTAATGCGTAAGACCGAGAATGAACTTCGTAAGCTGCAAGTTGCTGGGTTTTATCGGGACATCGACTTAGGTGAACCAAGTACTGCCTTTGATGAGGTGGAAAAGAAAATTGCCGAAAAGATGGGCTTTCGGGCAAGTACAGATGATCGCTATAAGATCCTTGAAATTCAAGTGAATTTAGATATAGAAGGCTTTGAGGATAAAGATAAAAAAGGTAAATCTACAGGTATCGCTCTTCCTTATATTGTGACCATTGAGAAAGGCTCACAAAATGTTTTGGCAATCCGCAGAAACTGGAGACCAGAAGATGAAACTAAACAAAAACGGAATCATTTTGTCCATTATGGATATGTGCCAGGCTTTGGCTTTTATTGTTTTGGGCTTATCCACCTTGTCGGTGCTTTTGCTAAGTCTGGTACTAGTCTTATCCGACAGCTTGTCGATGCAGGTACATTATCGAATCTGCCAGGCGGCTTTAAAACCAGAGGTCTGCGAGTTAAGGGAGACGACACCCCCATCTCGCCAGGTGAGTTTAGAGACGTAGATATCCCTTCTGGAACACTAAAAGACAATATCATGCCGCTCCCGTATAAGGAGCCAAGCCAAGTCTTATATACCTTACTTGGAAATATCGTAGAAGAAGGAAGACGCTTTGCCTCGGCTTCCGACATGAAAATTGCCGATATGTCAGCGAACACCCCCGTCGGTACGACTCTAGCAATCTTAGAGCGCACCCTAAAGGTCATGTCCGCAGTTCAAGCCCGTGTTCATTATTCTATGAAGCAGGAGTTAAAGCTCTTAAAAGACATTATTAGAGATTACACCCCTGATGAATACGAATATCAGCCAGATGTAGGAAACCGCTTTGCTAAGCAATCGGACTACGATAACTGCGATGTAATCCCCGTCTCTGATCCTAATGCAGCAACGATGAGCCAGAAGGTCGTTCAATATCAAGCTGTCCTTCAGTTAGCGCAACAGGCTCCTCAGTTATACGACTTAGGGCAATTACACCGCCAGATGTTAGAGGTTTTAGGGATTAAGAACGCTAAGAAGTTGGTCAAGATTGAAGATGACCAGATGCCAGAAGACCCTATTACCGAAAACATGAACATCTTAAATATGAAGCCAGTCAAGGCTTTCCTCTATCAAGATCATCAGGCGCATATCACGGTTCATATGAATGCCATGAAAGATCCTAAACTAGCCGCTTTAATTGGGCAAAATCCCCAGGCGCAGGCTATTGGTGCGGCAGCAATGGCGCATATTCAACAGCATTTAGCCTTTGAATACAGAAAACAAATGGAGCAATTGATTGGCATGCCACTCCCGACTGGCGAAGAGGACGAGGCAATCCCACGAGATTTAGAAGTTCAGATCTCTCAGATGGCTTCTCAAGCCTCAGACGCCTTATTGCAAAAGAATCAAACCGAGATTGCTGCTCAACAAGCACAACAAGCTGCCCAAGATCCTGTTATTCAAATGCAAGCTAAGGAATTAGAACTTAAACAAGCAGAAGAACAGCGTAAAACCAACAAAGATCAGGCAGACGCAGCCGAAGCAGCTGCTCGTTTACAGTTAGAAAAAGAGAGAATAGCCTCTCAAGAGAGAATAGCAAACGCTCAGATCATGGCAAAAGTTGAAAAAGATCAAAATGACAATCAAATAAAGACCATGCAAGCACTTACGAATGTGAATAAACCCAAAAAAGGAATCCTATAGTGGATAAAAATTTAGATTACCTCTTAAATGAGTACAAAAACCGTATTGAATCGCTCCAAAAAGCTATTTCAGCGGGTAATTGTCTTAATTTTGAGGAATATAAATACGCATGTGGACAAATACGAGGTCTTGAGTCCGCCTGTTTAACAATTACAGACCTAAAACAAAGAATGGAGAACTCTGATGACTGAATTACTAATCGGTTCAAACCCCGATGATGTAACACAGGCAACAACTCTGCCCCAAACAGCAGAAGAAAAAGCAAAACAACTACCCGAACCTTCTGGATATCGCATTCTGTGCGCCATTCCAGATGTTGATGAGACTTACGAAAGCGGCATCCTCAAATCGGATACCACACTGCGTCACGAAGAAGTCCTATCAACGGTGTTTTTTGTTGTAAAAATGGGTCCTGATTGTTATAAGGACGAAAGCCGTTTCCCTACTGGGCCTTGGTGCAAAGTTGGTGACTTTATCTTAGCCAGACCAAACTCTGGCACACGATTAAAGATCCACGGGCGTGAATTTAGGATCATTAATGACGATTCTGTAGAAGGAATAGTCGAAGATCCCCGTGGTATTACAAGACCCTAAGGAGAAATCATGCCAGAACTACAATTAGAAGAATTTAAATACCCAGACGAGAAAGAAAGCGTTGAGGACCAGATAGAAATTGAAATAGAAGACGATACTCCACCAGAGGATCAGAATCGAAAACCATTGCCCAAGGATATTGTTGAGGAATTAGAGGAAGATGACCTTGAGGCTTTTACGGGAGAGGCAAGGCAAAAGCTCTTTCAGCTTAAAAAAGTCTGGAATGATGAACGTAGGGAAAAAGATGCAGCTAGAAAAGAGGCAGAAGAGGCATCTCGGATAGCTCAGCAATTACTCTCGGAAAATCAAAAACTTAAGACCAAACTAAGCGCTGGCGAACAGACCTTACATTCTAAATATAAGGAAAACATCGCCCACGAATTAGAAAAAGCTAAGGTGGAATACAAGAATGCGTATGATTCTGGCGACTCAGACCGTCTTGTAGAAGCCCAAGAAAAACTAACCAAAGTACAGTTAGATTCTCAACAGATCGAACAGTACAAACCAGAGTATTCAGAAGACACTTTACAAAATTCTGAAAATGATGTACAAATACAGCAACAACCACAGCGTTTGGATTCAAAAACCCAAGCGTGGCTGGACAAAAACAGCTGGTATGGAGTTGATGAAGATATGAGTTACCTAGCAATGGGTATTCATAGAAGGTTGGAAAGAGAAGGAGTCCCAACTGGCTCCGATCACTATTTCAACATGATTGACAAGGAAATACGTCAACGTTTCCCAGAGAAATTTGGGATAGCAGAAGAGACCAAAGACTCTTCTGAACCAGAGTTCAAACCCTCTGCAAAAAGTAAACCGAGCACGGTAGTTGCGCCAGCGACTAGATCAACCTCTCCAAAAAAGGTGCGTCTAACGCCAACGCAAGTACAACTGGCAAAGAAATTTAATCTAACCCCAGAGCAATATGCTCGTGAACTTACAAAATTGGAGTCACAAAATGGCTGAAAATAGAAAACCTCGTGAAGTAGAAGATCGTCAACAAAGCATGCGACCCCAGCAGTGGAAACCGCCTGAATTGTTGCCAGAACCAGACAAGCAGGCAGGATTTGCTTATCGCTGGATCAGAGTTTCTACTTTAGGTACTGCGGATCCCAGAAATATCTCTGCCAAATTCAGAGAAGGATGGGAGCCTGTACGAATAGAGGAACAACCGAAGTTCCAACTGCTAGTCGATCCCAATAGTCGCTTTAAGGACAATATTGAGATTGCGGGTTTACTGTTATGCAAGACGCCTGAAGAGTTTGTTGCTCAACGTAATTCACATTACCAAAAGCAAGCAGAAAATCAGATGGACGCTGTAGACAGTAGCTTTATGCGCCAAAGTGATCCTAGAGCACCACTCTTTAAAGAGAGCAAATCTACGGTGACCTTTGGTAAAGGTTAATTTTATTTAGGAGTTTAATATGGCTTACCCAACCGTATCAGCCCCCTATGGACTAAAACCAGTCAATCTAATTGGCGGTCAGGTCTTTGCGGGGTCAACTCGTTTAATGGAAATTGCTTCGTCTAATAACGTAGGTTATGCGACAAGTATTTTTT